GAAACTTTTGCGAAAGAGCCAGTACCGCTACAAGTTCTCAAGTCCAATGGAACTAACTTGCCAGCAGAACGTATTTCTAAACTTCTTGAATCATGGCGCACCGCCAGACTTACAAAGTCAACTGCATTTCTTAATGCCGATGTTGAATTGCAAGCGTTGGGCATCGATCCAGCCAAATTACAGCTGAACGAGGCTCGTCAGTACGTTGCTCTGGAATTGGCTCGCGCTTGCAACCTTCCTGCATATTTCGTAAGTGCTGAAACCAATAGCATGACATACAGCAACAGCGTTTCAGAGCGTCGTTCGCTTATAGATTTCTCAATGAAGCCAATCCTTGCCGCTATTGAACAGCGTCTATCTATGCCGGATTTCTGCCCTTCAACTGGTGAAATTCGTTTCAGCCTAGACGATTTCTTGCGCACAGATGCACTACAACGCGCTCAAGTTTATGAAATTCTCAACCGAATCGGAGCGATGAGCGTCGAGCAAATTCGCGAAGAGGAAGATCTAATCGATAACAAGGAGACCCGATGAAGATAACGATGCCAGTTGCTATTACAGCAGCAGACACAGAGTCACGCATTATTGCGGGGCGTATCGTTTCATGGAACGCTGAAGGAAACACCTCAGCAGGCCGCACTATGTTCAAGCCAGACTCAATTACCATGGCTAAGAACACCAAATTGGTTTTGCAGCATGACACCACTCGTCCATTGGGCAAACTCATGTCATTCGAGCAAGACGAACAAGGCATCATTGCAGAATTCAAGATTGCTAAGACAACAGCAGGCAACGACGCATTAGAAGAAGCTGCAACAGGGCTTCGCTCAGATTTTAGCGTTGGCGTCGATGTTGAAGAATGGGATAACGAAGATGGCGTAATGGCTATCAAGTCATCCAATCTTGTAGAAGTCAGCCTTGTCACAGATGGCGCAATTCCAGGCGCTGAAGTCGCAAAAGTAGCGGCAGAAGAAACCGAAGTTTCTGAGACAACTCAGGAAGAAACACAATCAACCACAGAAGGAGAACAAGTGTCAGACACTACCGTTCCAGAAGTTGCTCCTGCCGCAGAAACGGTAGAGGCTGCTAAGGTTGAAGTTAAGGCTGCAACAGCACCTTACATTTCAACAACAGTTCGTAATCCAATCGTTGATAAGGCTTCTTATCTCGAGCACTCAGTACGCGCAAAGTTGGGCTCAGAAGAGTCTCGCATGTATGTTGCAGCAGCAGCAGACACAACAGACAACGCAGGTCTCGTCCCAACACGTCAATTGACTGAGGTCATCAATGGCATCTCAAACGCAGATCGCCCACTTATCGATTCCGTATCACGCGGCACTCTTCCAGATGCAGGCATGACGTTCGAAATACCTAAGATCACAGTTGCTCCAACAGTTGCAATCGCAGCTGAAGGCGGAACACCATCAGAAACAGACCAGAACGCAGCGTTCGTCTCAGTAGACGTCAAAAAGTTCATCGGTCAGCAAACATTCAGCCTTGAACTTCTAGATCGTTCTTCACCAGCATTCTTTGCTGAACTCGTTCGTCAGATGGAGTTTGCATACGCAAAGGCAACAGATGCAGCAGTAGGTTCAGCACTTATTGCAGGCGGAACAGACGGTGGAAACCGTTCAATCACAGACGGCGCAGACGTTGCAGACTTCGTTTCAGATGCAGCAGTATCTATCTACACAAACACACTCGGATTCGCGACAAACATCGCGGTATCACCTGCACAATGGGGCGTCCTCATGGGACTCGTGGACACAGCAAAGCGTCCAATCTTCCAGCAGACAATCAACCCACAGAACGCAGGCGGAGACCTAACTGCAACTGCAGTTCGTGGAAACCTACTCGGACTAAACCTCCGCGTTGCTCGTAACCTTTCAGGTACAGGCGACAACTCAATGATCATCATCAACCCAGATGCTTACACATGGTACGAGAGCCCACGTCTCTCACTCCAGACAAACCTTATCTCAACAGGTCAGGTTCAAGTTGGCTACTACGGTTACGGCGCGATTGCTACCAAGCTTGCAGCTGGTGCATACCGCTGGATGGTTGCATAGTCCAAACTAATCATGGGGGGGCTGCTGCTCCCGGTGGCTCCCCCAGCCGTTTAACGAGAGGAACTAGAAATGGCAACAATAGTTACAGCAAGCGAACTTCGCTCTGTCCTTGGCGTTTCTAGTTCCCTCTATTCGGATGCTTATCTCACAGATGTAATCGACACAGCTGAAGCAGTCATTCTGCCAATGCTGGTCAAGTACGCAGTTGCCATTGATGAAGTTGAACTCGAGGCAAACGTAGCAACATATAAAACAGTTGGTGAAAATCAATTTACAGCGGGTCAGAGCGTAGTCATCACAGGATGTGGCTCCCCATTTAACGGAACTTTTACTATTGAAGATTCTTATGAGGATCTCTTTACGATTTCAATTACCAATGCCGATATTGCTTTGAAAAACGTCATTCCATCAGGCTTGGCTACTCTTTCAGGCGCTGCAACTTATGTTGGCGTAAGCGCAGTCGAGTCAGCAGTCCTAGCCGTGTCAGTTGAAGTATTCCAGTCTCGCATCGCTCCCGGCGGTCAGATTGAAGGCATCGACTTTACAAACGTTAGCCCATATCGCTTGGGTCGCAGCTTGTTTAACCGCGTATCTGGTTTATTGGGGCCATACATCGATACCGATTCAATGGTGCAGTAATGCCTAATACGATTCTCGATACAGTCCGTCAACCTTTAGCCAATGCCTTTGCTAACGTAGCAGGCAACGTCTATGCCTATGTGCCAGAGGCTCCAATGGTGCCTTTTGTAGTTACAGTTCCGGATTCTCCATATCTTGAACTTGAAACCATTAGCAGTTCAACTCTGCACGTTAAAATTAATCTTGTTATCTCAGTCGCGGTTGCCTATAACAGCAACCCTGCATCGCTCGACAATCTCGAGCAGCTCGTCATAAGTGTTCTGAAGGTGATCCCAGCAGGGTACACAGTCGGAGCGGTTGAAAAACCAACGGTTACTCAGGTCGGCCCATCCAATGTCTTGGTGGCAGATATCAGAGTTTCTACCTACTACACACAAACAAACTAAGGATAAATAATGGCAACCACAGTAATCACAGGTCGCGATATTTCTCTATCTTTCACAGGTGGAACAGATATCGAGGCTCAAGCACTTTCAGCAGTTCTTACAAAGACCAACGTCCGTGAGACATACCAGACTCTCGATGGCGAGGCTTACAAGACTGTCAACACAGAGGCAACCTTTGCTCTTTCAATGCTCGCTGACTGGGGTAAGACCTCATCTGTATGCGAAGCACTTTGGGCAGCAGCAGAAGCACCAGACACCACAATTTCAGTAACCCTTACAGCTGCTACAGGCGCTCAGTTCGTTTTCCCAATTCTTCCTGAATTTCCAACAGCAGGAGGCGCTGGAACAGACGCACAGACTGTAGACTTCACATTCAAGGTCGCAAACGGAACTGTCACCGAGACATTCTCCTAAGCCGATAGAAACGGGAGCACACAATGCAACAGCAAATAACAATTAAATATACAGATGGATCCGAAACCACTTACATGGTACGTCCACCAGATTACGCCCGCTGGGAGATGACAACTAAAAAGGTCATCGCTCAGTTTGGCGGAATGTGGGACATTCTTTATGTTGCTCACAGCGCCATGAAGCGTGAAGCAGGCGGAAAGCCAACCAAAACACTTGATGTTTGGATGGAATCCGTAGCGGACGTTGAAGTAGGTGAAGGCGACCCAAAAGTCATCCAAGAGGAAGCGTAAGCCGACTCTTAGTTGAATTGGCAATAGCCACACAGATTCCCATGAATCATTGGCAAACTGCCGAAGATATTCTCACAGCTGTAGAGATACTGGAGGAACGCAATGGCAAGTGAGTTGGTAGCACTTGACCAGACTGAACTCCGTCAAGTATTTAAAGCATTAAAGAATATGGGTGATGAAGCAAACGATGAAGCCAAGCGCCAATCCGGCGCTTTGGCTGAATTCGCTAGAGCAGAAGTTATTCAGACCGCTAAATCTCTACAAAGTAGAAAAGTAGCAGGCAGGATTGCAGACGGTTCAAGGGTCAAGAAATCTAGCCGCATCGGCGAGATTACTTACGGATTCGCTTCTCAGAAGTTCTCAGGTGGAGCAACCACTAAAGATATCTGGGGCGGTTCAGAATTCGGATCTAACAAATATAAGCAATTCCCGGTGTGGTCAGGCCGTCAAGGTCGAGGCTCTAAGGGTTGGTTTATTTATCCAACGCTTCGCAGGATTCAACCTGAAATCGTTGCTAGATGGACCGAATCATTTACTAAGATTTTGAAGGAGTGGGGATAAATGGCAACAGGTACAAGAGCGTTAACGCTTAAGCTGCTTGCTGACGTTGATAACTTCACTAAGAACCTTAAGTCAGCAGATAATGACGTCAAGACCTTTGGCGACAAGGTTGGAGAGTTTGGTAAGAAGGCTGGGTTAGCCTTTGCAGCAGCTGGAGCAGCAGCCGTCGCATATGCAGGCAAATTAGCCATTGATGGGGTCAAAGCAGCCATAGAAGATGCCGCTGCACAGACTAAGTTAGCCCTTACCTTAAAGAACGTCACAGGGGCCACAGAGGACCAAATAGCGGCAACAGAAGATTACATAACCAAGACTTCCCTAGCATTTGGCATTACTGATGATCAACTTCGTCCGTCCTTAGAGCGTTTGGCTCGAGCAACTGGGGATGTAGAACGAGCACAAAAATTACAGACTGTAGCCATCGACGTCGCAGCAGGTTCCGGCAAAACCCTTGAAGCGGTCACCAATGCCATGGCCAAGGCCGCTGAGGGTAATACTGCATCACTTGCCAAATTAGGCATAGGCTTAACTAGCGCACAGCTCAAGACTATGAGCATGGAAGAAATTACTGCCAAATTGGCTTCTACTTTTGCCAACCAGGCATCAACTCAAGCCGATACATTCCAAGGCAAAATGCAACGCCTTCAGATTGCTTTTGATGAAGGCAAGGAGACCGTAGGTGCATTTATTCTAGATGCCATCACTCCATTAGTTGAAATCGTAGTCAACCGAGTAGTACCGGCTATTCAAGAGTTTACCGATAATATTGGTGAGAAATTACAGCCAGTTTTAAGATTTATCCAGCCAATCATTAATGGCGTCAAAGCGGCTTTTGATACCGTCCGTTCTTCTTTGCAACGCAATAATGAAGAACTACAGCCTTTCTACAATGTGTTAAAAAACATCGGTGAATTTGCTCGAGATACGCTTGCGCCAATTTTGGGCAAAATCTTGGGTGGAGCCATAAAGGCTTTAGGTCAATTTATATCTGATGCCATTGATACTTTTGCTAGATTCGTCAGTATATTGACCAATGTGTACAACCGCATTAAAAGCATAGTTGACGCAATTAAGAGCGTTGCTGGAGCAGTTGGCGGGTTCTTTGGAGCGTCTGGTGGCGGTGGCGGTGGCGGTGGCGGTAGTATTCAGCCAGCATCTTTTGTAACACCATCAACCAGTTCGGTCCCTTCTATTTCAGCAGACATTGAAGATTCTGATAATCGATTGCGCGCTCGCGCTGGAATCACAAGCATTACCGTCAATGGGGCAATAGATCCTGAATCTACGGCTCGACAAATCGTTAGCCTGCTTAATGATTCTTCAGCACGTGGAACCCTAGGCGGGGGCTTAATTTACGCATGACCGCATGGACTCCCACCTATAAAATTCAGGTAGACGGCTACGAGGTCACGGACGTTACGGTTGCCAACTTAACAATAACCTCAGGACGTACTGATATTAACCAGCAGCCAGTTGCCGGATATTGCCAGTTACAGCTGCTCAACTTTGATAATTCTTCTTACGATTTTACTATTGGCACAAGCATTTCAGTTCAAGTCACAGATTCCAGCAATGCCTATGTGCCAATTTTTGGTGGATATATTTCAGACTTAACCGTTTCCGTCAACCGAGCAGGATCTATCGGATATACCACCGTTGGAACCATCACCGCTCTTGGCGCATTGTCTAAATTACCTAAAATTATTGACGCTGGGGTTCTGAACGCAGATTATGACGGCGACCAAATTTACACTTTGCTATCTGGCTATTTGCTAGGCCAATGGAATGAAGTGCCTGCAGCTGAAACATGGGCCACATATAACCCAACAGAAACATGGGCTAATGCTGTAAATATCGGTCTTGGAGATGTAAACCAGCCCGGTGACTATGAAATGATTGCTAGGTCATCAAGCAACACAGATTTATATTCTTTAGTGGCCAGTATCGCCAATTCCGCTTTTGGTGTCATTTATGAAGATGCCAACGGCAACATAGGCTATGCGGATTCTACGCATCGTCAGGATTATCTGGCTAACAATGGCTACACCACATTAGATGCTAACCATGCCAATGGCATTGGGTTAGCGGCTACTACCAGAGCAGGCGATTTACGCAATTATTACAATATTCAATATGGCAATAACGGCTCGGGTTCATACACAGCCCAAGACGCAGCCAGCCAGTCGCTTTATGGAACCTATGCTGAAACTTTCTTATCACGCATTAAGAATCAGACTGACGCTGAAAACCTAGCAGATAGATACATCGAGCTACGCGCCTATCCATACCCTAAATTCCAAGGCATCACTTTTACTTTAGGCAACCCAGAAATAGATGATGCAGATCGAGATGCTTTGCTAAATATCTTCATGGGGCAGCCAGTTTGGGTTCAGAATTTGCCCGGCAATATCAGCAATGGTTCATTCCAAGGCTATGTTGAAGGCTGGACTTTCCGGGCAAGCCTAAATAACCTCTCCATAACCTTTAACGCGTCTCCCATCAGTTTCTCTCAAGTTGCGGTAAAATGGGAACAGGTAAATGCAGCGGAGACATGGAACACACTTAACACCAGCCTAACTTGGCTAGATGCGATTGGAGTCGTAGCGTAATGGCAACAACAACTACTAACTTTGGCTGGGATATTCCCCAGTCAACTGACTTAGTGAAAGATGGCGCAACCGCTATCGCAGCTCTAGGTCAAGACATTGATACGGCTTTGGTTGACCTTAAAGGTGGCACCACAGGTCAAGTCTTATCTAAAGCATCAGGCACAGACCTTGATTTTACTTGGGTTGCTCAAGATGATTCCAATGCTATCCAAAATGCCATAGTCGATGCTAAAGGCGACATCATTACAGCCACCGCAGCTGATACACCAGCGCGTTTGGCGGTAGGTACAAATGGCTATGTATTAACAGCCGATTCAACAGCAGCTACAGGTCTTAAATGGGCTGCTGGCGGGGGTTCTTACCCTTGGACTTCTTACACGCCAACCCTTACAAATATCACATTGGGCAACGGAACCGTTACTGCTTCATATCAGCAAATTGACAAATTAGTTACAGTCAATATTTTCTTTACAATGGGATCAACTTCAACAATGGGTAATGGCCCTAAATTCTCATTGCCAGTAAATAACGTTGATTCTTATGTCGATGGTATTTGCACACTTTGGGACCAAGGAGTGGCTGTTCACTCTGGACTTTGTTATGCCTATGCTAATAATCTTGTTGTTGAATACCTAGATGCATCTGCTACTTCTTTACAACCAGGTGGAATCGGCTCAACAGCACCGTTTACATGGAATACAAACGACAAAATCTACGCTCAAATTAGTTATCAGGTGGCCTAATGTTTACATTTAACCCTTTATTTCCAGACGCAACAGATGAACAAAAGTGGGAGCAGATTCGCCTATGGCGCAATAAGCAACTTATCAAGTCTGACTGGACACAGATTGCAGATTCAACAGCTGATAAAGCAGCATGGGCTGAATATCGTCAAGCGTTAAGAGATTTGCCAAATCAAGGCGGTAAGCCAGATGAAGCAATTTTCCCTTCAGAACCAAAATAATTTGGCATGACTCCAAAACTATGCAAGGCAGGGGTTCAGCTGCGTGAACAAATCGATGACGCGTTCCCCGATAGAGATCGTAGTAGTGACGGGTGGATTGCCGATGCCCGCCATGTTGCTGCGGGTCGCTCTGATCACATCCCCAATGCTCGAGGCTGGGTATGTGCCATCGACGTTGACCGAGACCTTGCAGGTAAATCCGGTAAGCCAGACCTCATGCCTAATCTGGCAGATCAGATTCGTCAAGCTGCAAAGCGAGACAAAAGAATCAAATACATCATCTTCGATGGACGAATTGCATCGCCTATCTTGGGCTGGCGTTGGAGAACTTACAAAGGACCTAATCCGCATCGGAAGCATTGCCACATTTCTTTCACTAAAAAAGGCGAGTCGGATGGCTCGTTCTTTTCTAACATCCCAATGATAGGCGGAACCGAATGAACATGAAGAATCCATACATCCTGACTGCTGGCGCATTCCTCTCGGCTTGGGCTGCATCAAACTTTGCATTGGATTATCGCTCAGTGCTTTGGGCTCTACTTGCTGGCGTCTTTGGTTATGCCACTCCGAAAAAGTGAGCGCGCAGGACATAGCGGCTGTTGCAGTTGCTGTGACGACCGTTATTGGTTCATTTATTGGCTCAGTGCGTTGGTTAGTAAAGCATTACCTCGCGGAACTAAAGCCAAATAGCGGCTCATCTATCAAAGACCAAGTTAATCGTTTAGAAGCGCGTGTCGATACCATAATCGAGATGTTAGGCAGGTAACACTTATCTCATGGCAAGGAAACGACCAGTCATAGACTTAGATACTTACAGCGCCTTGGATGCTTACGCCATTGCGCTGAATGAGTACTACAAGTCTTTACGCAGAGCAGGGTTCACAGAGACTCATGCCTTTTGGTTGCTATCAGATCGTGAAACGTTTCCAGATTGGATTATTCCAAACCTACCCAATCGCATAGACAATATCCCCTACGAAGATGAGGATGACGATTAAGCGAATAGTTATCTTGTCCGACTTGCAGGTGCCTTTCGAGGATTTGCATGTCACTAGAAACATTGCTCGATTCTTAGCCAAATTTAAGCCAGACCAAACAGTCACCATCGGTGACGAGATTGACTTTCAGGCTATCTCCAAATGGTCAGAAGGCACTCCTGCAGCTTATGAGCAGACCCTTGGGGATGATCGTGACCGTTGCGTTGAATTGCTCTGGGAATTGGGCGTCACAGACTGCATCCGGTCTAACCACACAGACCGTCTCTATAACATCATCATGAAGAAAATTCCGTCGTTTCTATCCTTGCCAGAGCTGCGGTTCGAGAAGTTTATGAAGTTCGATGAACTGGGTATTACCTTCCATAAGAACCCAATGCCTATCGCTCCGGGTTGGATTGCCGTCCATGGCGACCATACTCCTATTAAGCAACTGGGCGGTTTAAGCGCCCTAGAAGCCGCTAGAAGGCACGGAAAGAACGTTATCTCTGGTCATACCCATAGGGCAGGCCGTAGCGCCTTTACAGAGGCCTCTGGAGGCCGTTTAGGGCGTGTTTTACATGGAGTCGAGGTAGGTAATCTCATGGACTTCAAACAGGCCTCGTATACGCGAGGAACGGCGAATTGGCAGCAAGCGTTTGCCATCATGTATGTCCATGGATCAGTAGTCCAGGTGGACATAATCAACATTGAAAAGAACGGCACTTTTATCGTCCAAGGCAAGGTTTATGGACGCGCCCGCTAGCATCGCTATCCCCTACATGGAGGATGAAGACCCTAGCCAAATCGTTATCGTTTCGTTATCTAAAAAGGGTGGATGCAGAATCAGGCTCATGTAAGGTTCTCTCATCAGCTGAAATACAGCTGTAAGGGAGATAAGAATGACAGTTTTACATTTAATCCTGTTAGCCAGTCATGGCCTAGTTGCCGTGCTGATGTACAAAACAGGTTTTCACGATGGACAAGTTGAAGGCCGCATCGAGCAGTTCCAGAGAGTTAACGGATGAACGCCGGTGACTACCTTAACGAAGCAAGAGCAATCATTCAAGATCGTGGAATGGACTATGGACACCCGACAGACAACATGTCCAGAACCGCACGCCTTTGGGCTGCATACCTCGAAATGCCGATTGAAGATTACCAAGTGGCTATGTGCCTTGCACTTGTCAAAGTCGCTCGATCAATGGAATCTGGAAAGGTCGATAATTACATCGACGGAGCGGCATACGTTGCTATATCAGGACAACTGAGAAACGAGGAGAACGAACTTTATGTTTAATCTTGAAGATTACGAGACAGTCGAAGAGCGACTGGTGAAGTTTTGGAAGGAACATCCTGATGGTCAGATTCATACGAAATTGCTGGATCACTCTGCTTCTCGGTTTATCGTTGAAGCTAGTATCTTTCGAACTGAGGCTGATGCTAGACCTTGGACGACTGGGCTTGCTGAAGAAACGGTCCAGGGTCGCGGCGTTAATGCTACTTCGGCTCTTGAAAATTGCGAGACAAGTGCGATTGGTCGTGCTCTCGCTAATGCGGGCTACGCAACTAAAGGAAAGAGAGCGTCACGGGAAGAAATGACCAAGGTTGCAGTCAAAGTCAATAATGAGGCTTTATTAGCTGAGACAAAGGCAAAGTTAGCCCAAACAGCAAGTGAATACGTCCCAGTACCAAAGAAGGAAGATCCTTGGACAATCAGACCAGCGGAACCAGTTCAGACTATGGAAGGAGCAGTCGCGATGGTGAAGGATGTCCTTGGTGGCACGCCACCGGAAGAGAGTTGTGTCCATGGTGCCAGAGTATGGAAAACCGGAACTACTAAGGCTGGCAAACCTTGGGGTCACTGGCGTTGCATGAACCATATTCTTGGTGATGCAGAACGTTGCGAGCCAATCTGGTACGAGATTGATAAAGAGACCGGATCATGGAAGCCACAGGTCAAAAAATAATGGGACACATTCAATTCTTAAACCAAGATGGGGAATGGGAATCATTTCCTACAGCTGAAGAAGAAGAAAATATCCGAGCCAATGCAGCAGCGTTGGAAGAACTTGGCTACAAACTGATTTGCCAAATGTGCAATGAAGTTCCAACGTGGACTCAGATTAGACAGCGTTGGATCATGAAAGAGTGGACTTGCAATAAGTGCCACACAGTAAATTCTGCTGGTAGGGCATAGACACGGTTTCTATGTCACGTCACAGAAAAGACCGAGGTCTGCGTACTGAGCGAGTGGTTGCAGCCTATCTCTCGCAATGGTGGAGAAGCGCAGGTGTCGGTCGTGGAGCTGGAAAAGATATAACCAACGTTCCGTTCGACGTTGAGGTTAAGGCTAGGTCGGCGTTCCAGCCCCTAGAGTGGTTGCGCCAAGCTACCAAGAGAGCGGATGGCAAAGAGCTTCCGTTTGTGGTGTGTCGTATGAATGGACAGGGTGAAGATGCTTCAGAGTATCTTGCTTTCATGCGGTTTGGTGACTTGGTGCAATTACTTCTACCCATTTATGGTGATATTCAGACGGATACTGATAAACTTGAACCAGAACGTTGCAATGTGTGTGGATCGTGGAAGTTCATTAACTGTCCATGCCGCACTTGCGCCCTATGTAAGGAGAAGTGATGGCTAACGATGAGATGTTTACGCCTCAATGGATATTCGATGACTTGGGGTTAGTCTTTAATCTAGATGTTGCCTCGTCTCATAACCCATATGTGGTAGTGCCAACCAAAAAGAGGTTCACGATTGAGGATGATGCGCTCACACAGGATTGGGATGGGCTTGTGTGGATGAACCCACCTTTCAGTGGAGTCACGCCATGGGTCGAGAAGTGGCTAGAACATAAGAATGGCTTCTGCCTTGTTCCCTTATCCTCAAATGGTAGATGGGTCAATACCCTGTGGGAATCAGATGCAGAGCTAGTCTATCTACCAGCCAATATGAAGTTCATTGGTGGACAAGATGGCAAGATGGTTGCACACAGATGGCGCTGTGCGTTGTGGGCTATTGGCAATGAGGCTATTCAGGCATTGCGAAACTCTGGGATAGGTAAAGTCCGTTAATGCCAATCTATGAGTTCGAGTGTGACAATACAGAGGGCTGTGAAAGTAACCTACGTTACGAAAAGGAGATTCCCCTTGCACTACCACATGTCTATGATTGCCCGATATGCGGGTCAGCAATGCGTAAGATTTATAGTTCTGTGCCAGTCCATTTCAAGACTGGTGGCTTCTACTCTACAGACAAGTAGTTATGCACACCTGTGGATAAGTAGGGTACGACACGCACTTAACGCGGGAGTTATCCACATGTTTGACACGTCTGGTACTCTTACGGCTAGAGCCTTCAAGGGCTCAGAGCGGGCCGCTTCGCGGATAGCCCGCTCGGTAGCCATCGTTATTGGGATATCTCTATCTATGCAGAGTACTGCAGTAGGCATAGGCTCAATAGATCCTTATACAAACATCAAAGAATTAGCTGATTATCAATTAACTGATAAACAATACAATTGTCATAACGAGATAGTCTTTAGAGAATCATCATTTAGAATCGATGCTCGCAATGGCTCACATCATGGCTATTACCAGATAAGGAATAAGAAGCTGATAAATGCTCCATATGACTATCAGTTCTACTTCTATTGGAAGTATGTCCAACATAGGTACGGTATAACCAAGTATGATGAGCCTGACTATTGCAAGGCATTACATCATCTCAAGGTAAAGGGTTGGCAATGATTAGAGGATTGTTCTGCTGGTTGCTTGGTCATAAGTACTGCTCATTCCATGAGCAAGGTATTCATTACGCATTCTGCGTTCATTGCTATAAGAGTCATTATGTCAAGTCTTAAAGACAATGGATCTACATCCGCTTGGAGACGCATTAGAGAGCAAGTAATTAGACGCGATGGATGTTGCCAAATGTGTGGCACAGAGGACCGGCTTAGCGTTGACCACATAGTGCCACGCGTAGCAGGTGGTACAGATAGCCTTGATAACTTGCAAGTATTATGCAGCAGCTGCAATAGCAGCAAGGGGGGTAGGTTTTTTGATAGGCCAAGAACACCCCCGACCCTTCCTGTATCTTTTTACCCCGAAAACGCCTCAATCAGCCACTATCGGCTTGAATCGGATGAGAACCAGTCATGACGACTCAAAACGGCTCAGAAGGGCTGCAAACGGCTGAGGTAGGGGTAACAGAACCGCGTAAAGGCTCACAAGTACCCAGAATCCGCTCAAAACCTTTGGATTTACCTACTCGAGGCGATGAAATGATTCAGTTCTGCAAAGATATTGGATTCCCGTTGCTTCCTTGGCAAGAAAATCTAGCCAGAGATTGCCTGCGATATAAGCCGGATGGGCGCTGGGCACACCCGCTAATTGGCATTATGTTGCCGCGCCAGCAGGGCAAATCTACCTTCATGGCGCTTCGAATTCTCTTTGGGATCTATGTTCTTGGCGAAAAAATGCACCTTGCTACAGCTCATAAGTTAACTACATCGAGTGAAATCTTCTACAAGGTCAGCCAGATGATTGAAAATAGCCAATTGCTCTTGGATAACTTTGCTAAGAAGTACGAGTCCAAGGGATCACAGGAGATTCGGTTTAAGAATGGGGCGCGTTACCTTATCCGTGCCGGTAATTCAGCGGCTCGAGGAATTGCAGCACCCGATGTAATCCATATTGACGAATTGCGCGAGTTTGATACAGAAGATGTTTGGTCATCAATGCGATTTACCCAGATGAGTAATCCCAACCCGCAGGCTTATGTCTATTCAAACGCAGGCCACGCCAATTCGGTTATGTTGCTCAAGTTCAGAGAGCGTGGCCTTGCAGCTAGTGAAGGGGCAGACGATTCTATTGGCTGGTTCGAGTGGTCAGCAGAACCCGGGGCTGAGATAACAGACAAAGAGGCTTGGTATCAATCTAACCCAAGCCTTGGCTGGACAGTTCATGAGGACAACATCAAGGATTCGCTATCTGATCGTGAAGATATCTTTAGAACCGAAGTTTTGTGTCAATTCGTTTCAATGATTAACCCAGTTATATCTGAAGCCGAATGGAAGAAGTGTAAGGTCGATGACCTGCCTCAATTATCAATGGATAAAGATACTTGGATGGCTATCGATCTAAGTCCAGACCGAAAGCACGCCAGCCTTGTGGCAGGCCAGCGCATTGATGGCGATAGATTTATGGTCAGCCTTTTGCATACTTGGTTTAACCCAGTCAACCTTGACGATAAAGAAATGGCTAACGACATAGCCTTCTGGGTTCGCAAGTTCCCAGTCAATGCCGTGGCGTATTCCAAGTCAACAGCATCAGCAGTAGCTGCTCGATTGGCTCCAGCAGGAATTCCTATTCATGAGATTACTGGTCAGGAGTATCAGCAAAGTTGCGACGAGTTCGTCTCAGCCGTTTCATCGGCTCGTCTTGCACATTCTGATCAAGAGGAATTAACACGTCAGGTTTTAAGTGCCGTTAAGTTAACTCGAGGCGATGGCGGTTGGGTTATGGGCCGAAAGCAAAGCGGCATAGTTTGTGGGGCAGTTGCCTCAGCAATGGTGACACATTTTGCGACACGCGCCGAATCGGAAGTTGACATTCAGATAGGTTAATGTCTAGGCAATAGCGTATAATATGTCCAATGGGAATCCGGGACATTTTTACATCTTCTAAGCCAGTCGAGGTTACAGTCGACGCGGCTTCAGCGCCAGCGCCTTTTAACAATACCGCATCTTTTAATCCTTTCGTATTTACTCAATCAGTTGCAAGCCGTCAGCAGGCCATGGCGGTTCCAACCATTGCACGTGCTAGAAATATTATCTGCTCCACACTTGCCAGCCTTCCTCTCGAGCAATATTCAAAGCTCGATGGTTCACACATGACAACTCCTGGAGTTATTAATCAGCCAGATCCACGCGTTCCTGGTTCAGCAATCTACGCATGGCTCGCTGAGGATCTTCTATTTCATGGCGTTGGTTATGGTCAAGTATTAGAGCAATATGGGGACACAGGACGTGTCCGTGCTTGGACTCGCGTTGCACCAGATCGCGTAACAGTTAAACTCAACAATAACGAAACCGAAATTGTTGGTTATCAGGTTGATGGCTCAGTAGTTCCTAATAATGGCGTTGGTTCTCTTGTCGTGTTTTATGGCCTTGATGAAGGATTACTCAATCGCGCAGGCCGCACTATTCGCGCAGCTCATGCACTTGAGCAAGCAGCGGAAACTTTTGCGAAAGAGCCAGTACCGCTACAAGTTCTCAAGTCCAATGGAACTAACTTGCCAGCAGAACGTATTTCTAAACTTCTTGAATCATGGCGCACCGCCAGACTTACAAAGTCAACTGCAT